TTGCGCTAGTACACATATCGGTCAAATTAACACTGTTAATCATTACGCCTGGGTTGGAAAGGTATGTTGCTGAAGCCATGGTTTAATCCTCTGTAGATGTTTCTTCTGTTTTAGCAGATTTGGATGGGGTTTTGTCGGATTTGATAAAGCCACCTTCAATAAGGGCTTCAATGTTGGTGCCCTCGGAAGGCTCAAACTTGTCGCCTGGTGTGCCAATTCTTGAACTAATGATTGTGTACATGATCTGCCTTACGCTGTCTGTGCCTGTACGGATACTACTAGGTCGTAGCAGGGATATTCTGCACCACCAATAAGGTAGGCAGTTGGTTGGCCGTTCATGACAATCACATTGCTCGATATCACTTTGGCTGTTGTGCTTAGCAGTTGGCGCAAGACTGGTAGGCCAGCAGGGCCAGAGCCAAGAACTTTGATAGGGAACGACACATTAAGAATGTTGCCGTTGCCAGCAAATGTGGTGAACGAAGGCGCATCTACAAAGACACAGTTAGGGACAATCTTCGTGGGGTCTGTTACAACCCTTAAACCTGAGATTGTGGCTATCTTGGCTGCAACATCGTCTAGGACTTCGTTCAGAAGGTCTGTGTAAGCCACTACGCCACCTGAGGGCGTGAGATGCCCAAGAGTTGCTTAATCATGGGAGTCATCGCTGAGACGCTTGCAGAGCCCATTCCATCGAAGGTAGCAAAAGTGTCTTGGACAGAGCCACGGCTACGCCACAAAGCCGCTGCGTACATTAAAACGCCCAAGGTGCAATCGCCACCCGGACTGGTCGCTAAGGCATCGCCTGTGTAACCGGATTCTTGACGCCTACGCCAGCAGAACGCATTGGCCGCTGAAGTTGCCTGAGTAAGGAGTGTGTAATCATCTGACGGGTTGTCAATGGTTATGCCCAAGTAAGTCATCACTTGTGCAGCAGTTACCCATGTGCAGGTCTGGGTGTATGTCAGGGTTCCGGGGGGCTGAACCGCAACACGATCTAGATCAGTATCAGCGTCATAGTACATGACCTGATTTGGTATCGGGAATGTCGCATCAAAGATGAGGTTGCCGTCAGAGTCGGTACCCATGAATAGGTACTGAGGCTGGGCGTAAACAGTGAAGGTTCCGTTTAGCCCAGACCCAAGACCTGAGACAATGATTGACTCACCGACTGCAACATCGTTATCTGTGAGAGTTTGAACCACTGCATAGTTGTCTATGCGTTGGTTGAAAATAATCTCGTATGTAGCCATGGCGGCTAACCGCCTTTCGGACTAAGCCTGAGTGATTTTGCGAATCATGCCCGGTACCGCAGCGAATGTACTGCAGAAACCATGGAAACTCATCGTACGGCCCAAAACTGACGGGTTTTCGAAACTCATCAAAGATTGAGGTGCCTCATAATACTCGTAAGCATCGCCTTGGCCTTGGCCTACTCGTGTGATGATCATTGTCTTAGCAGCAAAGTTGCTATCTACGACAAGTTGCAAACCGAGTGGGTTTCCGTTCCATGAAGATGCTGAGGCATTTCCGAGTGCGTTCTGGCCTGTGAGACCTGCACCAATGAATGGGAACACTGGGCGACCAGTTGAGTCTGCAAGTTGTCCGAGTTGGCCCCAAACATCAGGAGATACGAACATATGTGTTGGTGTCCAGTTGCGGCCATTTGAGATGTCTACTGCTGAGTCATAAACGCTTTTGAGAAGGTCAGCAACTGACAAGTCCCAAACACCAGATGATGTTGCAGCGGCAAGCAAGTTGTCTGCTGCAAGGTTGTCAGATGCAATCATGTATTCACCCATGAGGTCATTCAAGATTAACTGCATTGCTGCAGGCGATGTGAACGAAATATCTTGTGCGCTCAATGTGACCTGACCAGCAAGTGTGGTTTTTGTTACTGAGTTAGAAGCGATAACCATTGTGGTTGCTGATACTGCCGAAAGTTCGGTGCTCTGTGCTGCAACGCTGGTGTGCGTTGTAATCGTTGGGCGAACGAATGTCTTTTGCTGTCCGTTGTCTGGATAGGCACGAACTCCCACTGCTTCACACACTGGGCGCAAGAAGTTCAAATCTTGTACCAATGGCCCAAGCACTGGAATTGGAAGGAGACCCGGCGTATCAGTTGTAATGACATCACCAGCGGCTGCCTGAATGTTTGTGCGCTTTGATGCTGTGTAATCAGCAACTGCTTTGTTCATGTTTGCAAAAGTCTGGCCGCCAGCGTGAAGTGCTGCCATGAACTCACCTGCTGAAGGCAGTGTGAACTCTCGTGCTGCTTGTGCATACAAAGGTGAGGTTGGAATTGACTCAGGTGCTGAGGCTTCGATGATTGGTTCTGACACTGGATTCTCCTGTGGTTCGGTTTCTTCAGACTTATCGGGTGCCTGTTCTTCTGGAATGGTAACAGATTCATTTGATGCAAACACGGATTCTACGACTGCACCCGAAAATGCTGGAATGGGCACAAGGCTAAGTTCTAACCAGTCGGCTGCCGTGACGATCATGGTGCCATTCTTGTCGTTATAACTTTCGAGCACATTGACACCAACAGAGACGGAATCAAGGACTCCGGCTGCTGCCATTGTCAAAGCATCTGTGCCTGCCTGTGTGTCCACGATTGAAGCCGTAAACATCATGCCCTGTGGGGTTTCTTTACGGGCAGTGACCAAACCTACGGGCTGGCTGCTGTCGTGGTACATGAACATTTTAGGGGCCTTGCCATCTACTGGCAGAGAGCCTTGTGAAAACTGCACCAAGGTGCCATCGCTCACTCGTGCCGGAACATCATAAGGCACCGCAATGCCAGATATCTGACGGGTTGGCGCATCGCCAGCCGCTGCTTCTAGGTCAATGGCAAAGCCTGCCGAGAGGTTAAGTTTCATTCTGCTAACGCTTCCTGTGTGTTTTCTTGTGGTTGGTTGGTATCCATTGAGTCGGCCATTTCGTTTTCGACTAGGAAATCATCTGTGTCGAAACAAACATAAGTGCCTCTTGGAAGCACATTGTTCATGCTGAGGGTTGAGGCAATACACTGTGCATAGGGCTGAACACCAAAGATGTAAAGGTCAGCACGAGCCTGTTCTGATGATTGGTACGAGTAGGCACCAGTCGAAACGCCAACTAAATATGGGGGAACTGAGCACAATCTGGCCGCTTCCAGAGCAGAGTAGTTGGCTGATTCAATAAGCATCATCTTGTCTGGTGTGGCAGTAGTGGCTTCGTATTTCAAGAACTCGTTAAGTGCAGCAGTTTGGTTAGTTGCTCTAGCAGTGTTGAATTGTGCAGCGAGGTCAGCAAGTTCTTGTGCTGACAAAGGTTCACCGCCCGTCTGGGAAAGCACGCCGGCAGGGATGGCGCTTGTGCTATTGCGCTTACGGGCGTCATTTATTGCTATGGCTGTTGAGATGGTTTGGTGGCCGTTGTAAACAATGCCTTCGATTGGGCATAGGAACTGCACAACATCTTCTGTTTTAAGGAAGTTTCCTGCAAACATAATTTCTTTAGAAGGGCCAAAAGGAATGTTGCCGGGCACATCAGGCGTGGTGACTGAGCCAGCAGGGATACGAGTGAACGCTGAAGGGAAACCATCTTGGGTTCTGGCTGTGATGTACCAGTACGCTTTCCCATAATGCAAAAGGTCATCAAATGTCCATGCCATAAGGAACGGATAAGTAACTGTTGGGTCTGGTTGGCGTAGCCATGATCGAGGCGCAATAGGCACCTCTTCCATTTCGCCTTCTTCTTCGTTCCAGCGTTCGTTATACATTTTCAATGGCATAGACGCAAGCACTGAAGCCATTAAGTCACGAGCCCTAGAAATGGTGGCTACTTGCATAGCGGCTGCTCTTGCCTCTCCCTGCTGGTATGCCCAAAAGTCACCAATCATGTTGGCACCGCCATAGCCGACAGCGGCTTGCACTTCAGGTATTGGGCTGATAGCGGCCTTGGTAACTTTTTTATCGAAGAGAGCCATGATGGAAGTATGCCACTTTCAGTGTGAGAATTGTGGTACTGCTCTGCTCATCCCGACAACGCCCAGAGCAATACCGCCAGTAGTTTAGCCACCCACAATGACCATCATGGGTTTTGTCTTTTGTTTTGGTTTAGACACTTGAGCCACAGCCCAGATCATTACCCTGCAAAGTTCTATGGGACCCGGAGAGCGTTGGCTGCTAACCACAGCACCGGAAGGTGTTTTGACCAGTACCGCCCTGCCGCAATGATCAGCCAAAAGGGTTTCTCCATGGTGTTTTACATTGCCTTCGTGAATCATTGAGCGCACAAGAGTTGTGAACTTAGTTAGTTCTGCATAGCCAGTAATTGTGGTGCGCCTACGCAAAGACAGAGGAACATGGATATCGAGCGTTGGAGTAATTAGCAACTGCACTTCTGGGTGTTCCATAACTCGGGCAATGGCAGCCCACATATCGGCTTCGGTCTCTGTCACAAACTCTGTCTGCACAATGACTTTGCCATCTATTTCAGCAGCCCTGACACCCACATACCGAGCGTCATCCACAGAACTATCCACAGACAAGAACCCACCATCAGGCATAGGAATATCGGTTTGGTTCTTTTCCCATACTCCAAGGTCTAGCCATGCACCTCTGGCAGTTATCCACTGGTTTAGGTGGGCTCGCATGAAACTGTCTTTTTTAGAAACTGCTCGAAGGGCCTCAATCGTAATCGTGGTACCCAAAGAGGGGTTTGCCCAGCAGTAGTTCTTTTCATCAAGTGGCGATAAATGTCCCGGCATTGACCATTCAGCAAAATAGAACAGACTCGGTAAGCCCTTGTCTATATCAGCCATTGCTTGCTGGCGTAACTTAATCATGGTCTCACTGTTTTGGTCTCCGGCTGTACTCCACATAGAAAGCAGGGGTGACTTTCGAGCAATCTGGCTAGGTCTAAGCGCCGTGTCCACAACTTCAGCATCTATGTCAAATAACTCATCGCAAACAATGAGATCGTGAGACCCACCATGAAGGCTTTTAGTGGCGGCCCTGATTTCCCACCTAGAACCATCCGGCATTTCCACAGACTTACGCCCAATGGCAGCAAGTTTCTTAGCGCCAAACGATTCACACAAGATATTTGCCAATAACGGAAATATGGCTTCTGCACGATCAAGTTTGTTAGCAACCGACATCACAGACTGTGGCCCTTTACGAATCACAGCACCCTCAGTCATCCACCACCCAATAAGCGCCTGCAAAGCAACTGACTTACCATTCTGACGAGCAGTACTCACAAGAGACTCACGGAACTGCAACACCCCATCCTCATCATGCGCCAACTGGCCAGACAAAGCATGAACCTGCCACGGCATCAAAGTCATACCCATATTGCGCTCAGCCCATCGAGCAACCAAAGGCCCATACGACTCGGCCCCAACACCAACCGATTCCAATCTGGGCTGTTCCCTGCCAATCCGCCAATCATGATCATGGTTCTCGCCAGTTACCGCCAGTTCAGGCTGATTCTCCAAAAATACGGTGGAAAT